ACATTTAGTTCTTTATCCGACATAAAATGCCCAAATCTACGTGAGATAACTTCAGACGATTCATTGTCAAGACATTTTAATAATCCAAATGATACACATTTTGATACAATTCGCACTTTTGCAATAATTAAACATATGGTTGATGGTGATTTTCCAATTCATTATTTTAATATTGTAAAATCATCAACAGGTGTAATTTTTTGTCACACTGCTTGGGGGGCAAACGAAATAAAAGTGCAATGGAGAAAATTCCCAATTGATTATGATTTATTAATGGATATGGATGAATTGCTTAAAGAAATGATTGATAATGGTAATTATCGCATTCTAACACCTAACGTTACAGCAGAAAGTTATAGACGTGGGTTATATAGACCTGGCGAACGTGAGAGATTATACATTGTTGAATTGCTTGACACAACCGGGTTAATGCCATTAGTGCATACGGTTGCGCATGTTTTATCAAATGTTGACCTGGGGTTAGCAGCAGGAGCGGGAGGATCAATTAAAAATAAAAAAAGAACAAGAAGAACAAACACAAGAGGAAGAACAAAAACAAGAGGAAGAACAAAAACAAGAGGAAGAACAAGAACCAGACGAAGAACAAAGAAAACATACAAAAAACGATAACTTGACGCGTCTACATCATCAAAATTATTAATATAAGCATAAGCAATATATTAATTATTGCAATATTGGGTTGCCTTTATCATCTAGCATTTGTTCACATTATAAAGGAGACTGTGCAAAATTAATGCCAATATTATTATATCATATTATATTATTATTGTTATGGAATTTGTAGATAGTCTCAGTTCTGGTTCTTCTGATTCTGCTTCTGGTTCTGAATATCCTAAGCGCATTGATGAAAGTATTGTATTAGAATTAATAAGTGACACAGTAAGTCAGTTTCCAACGCTTCTGCCAGAGAGGTTCCGTCGTATAGATAACGATCAATATAAGTATCGCGCAGAGAGAGAATTAGCTGGTTTACAATTTTTGTTAGAAGCAACTGGACTAGAAATAAGAATCGAACAACTAGCAGAGGGATCATATTTTTGTTTTAAATTATGTCGTATTGGAGTTGAGGAACCGTTAGGATATACAAGTTGCGTTATTAGAGGCAATGATGCAGTGCCGATGTTACCACACAGAGAATGTACCGAAGAATGGCAAAGAGCGGAACGCGATGGAACTCAATATCCAGTTATTCAAATGGAATTTACCGAGATGACTGCAAACGGATTTAATGGTGCCGAAATCATCCAACGGTATATAATGTGTCTCTGTGCCATAGAGGGAGTGTGTATAATGATTAAAGACATCATGACTGACTTCGCGGGTCGTCGAAGAGATTGGAATTGGAACATAGATTGTATTCCTAGAGAAATTGCTTTCAATCCTATGAAATATGGTTCGGTTGAATCAACTTTTGTTACTTGGGCAACACTTTCACAAGAAAGTAGTCGTAGGCCCACCCTCAGGGATATTCTCAGCAAATCCTCCCATTCTACTTCTAGTTCAGAAAGAACTTGTACCGGCAGTCAAGATAGTGCAGGTAGCGCTCAATGTTCGCAAGGAGATTATGATGCATCTGATGATGGTGACAATTTAACATGTTTCCAAAAATCCCCCGTCCCTGATTTTAACACTTCGAAAATAACTGAATTAACTAAATATATTGCATTTCAATATAATGTTAACATTCAAAAATTATTAATAAGTATAAACGAATTAAACACAGAATCCGAAAAAGCAGGAACTGATGAAGACAAATTTAAAAGAGAACTTGCAGATTTACACCGCAAGTTGGAACTAGAAATTGCTAAAATGATTAAACGATTGAGTAGCGCTGTTCCATCTTATATTCGCGAGTTTTACTCTGTTTATTATATTGATGGTGTTGACGCTAGAAATGCCGAGGTTTCTACTAAGGAAGAAACCGCAATGAGATTGTTTAAAAATCAACATGATGCCATGTCAGACCTCATACAAACCATGACTAAGTACGGTGCAAACATTACTGACTATGAATGCTCCGCTGAAGCTATGTTATTAATAGCTGATTTATTTGAAGGTGACTTTCTTGAATTTATTGAACATGGACATACCAATTTTGAAAGAAATCTGTGGAAAATTGCGGAAAAAGTAATAATGAAATTTCAGCCTGAAATGCAAGGTGAGAATTTAAATACAAAAATGAAGACGTTTGCTAGAGGCCTTCATGTTATATTGCAAGCTCCAGTAGCAGCGTCAAGGATATACTCGCCAAGAACCCAAAGAGCAGAAAATAGAGCAACAAATAGAGTAGGAAGACAAAAATCAATGGACCCAGCTGGACTGGGAGGCAACCCAACAAAAAAGGCCCAACATAAGAATAAACGTTCTTCGAAAAGGAAGAAGAATAAAAAACGTGCAATTAAAACGCAAAAAAAGAAACACAAAAAAACGCGTAAATAAATTATGGTTAACCCATAACAACGTGTTACATTATATAATTTTCATGTGAAAAATATATAAAACCCAGAAACTCGGCATCTAACGCATCTAACGCATAATATTGTTTAGGTCCGCCGGCAGCTCCTTAATCTCGCACGCATAGTACTCCTCAATCTCCTTAATCTTGGACACATCGCGCCTAGTAATGAAATTAATTCCCACGCCTTTTCGCCCCCACCTCCCGCTCCTGCCAATTCTATGCAAATAGCAGTGCGTATCCCGCGGCACATCAAAGTTAATTACCACGCTGACCTGCTGTACATCTATGCCTCGCGCTGTCACATTGGACGAGATTAATACCCTAAACTTGCCGCTAACAAACTCTTGGAAGGCGGACTTGCGTGCGCTCACATCCATCCCGCTATGAATGCAACACACCGGATAATTGTCCTCCATCATCGCCTCATACAAGTCCGCCACACGTTTCACGCTATTGCAGTAAATGATGCACTGCGAAATAGAAATCGTGGCATAAATATCTTTTAGCGTGGCATACTTTTGCCGGTCATCGTCAAGCGCGACGAAAAACTGGCTAATTCCGTCTAAAGTAAGCATCTCCGTTTTCACCTTGATTTTAATCGGGTCGCGCATAAACTTCTCCGTAATGTAAAAAATATCCGGCGGCGACGTGGCGCTAAACAATGCGACCTGAATATCGTTGTTGAAATATTGGAAAATCTTGTACACCTGGTCCTTAAATCCGGACGACAACATTTCGTCCGCCTCGTCAATGACCACGAGCTTCAACGTCTTGCCGGAAATGTAATTGCGGCGCATCATGTCGTATACACGACCGGGGCATCCAATGATAATATGCGGCACATTGCGCTTAATGGCGTTCGCGTCATCCTCTACAGACCCTCCACCAATGATGAGCTGCGTTCTCAATGAGTTCATCATCTTGCTTAAACCATTGACAACGCGCTCAATCTGCGTGGCCAGCTCGCGAGTGGGTGCGAGCATAAGCACTTGGGTTGTCTGTTCCTCTAGGTTGACATGAGATAATGCACCGATAGCAAAGGTGGCGGTTTTGCCGGTGCCGGATTGCGCTTGGGCGATGACATCGTGTCCCTTAATGATGGGGACCACCGCTTTCATTTGGATGGGGCTGGGCTTTTCAAAGCCGTAAGCATAAATGCTGCGCAAAATATCTTCATGCACATTCAGGTCTTCCCAATTATTAATGATGAAACTGGGGTCCAGTGTTTCCTCTAACTCGCTCAAACTTTCAGTACTCTTGCTTGTGACTAATGACATGATATAATGCATGCGTTGTTTTTAAGTGTGTTTGCAATTATATTATATATTTTGCAATAACCCAATAACCCAATAACTCAATAACCAAATAACCAAATAACAAAATATATTATATATTAAAAAATTGATTTAAAATAATCATAAATAATATATAATATGACACTACAAACACAAACTACAAATATGACAACACAAATACAACACAATATGATTGCGCCCGCTACATATACTTTAGAGATGTATTCGTCTATTGCATTTAATGGGTTTGAATTCACCATTCCCCCTGAAACGATGGACATCATTACCAAGCTTGCAACTCAAGTTGGATCGCCCACGTATATCAAGACCCCTACATTCCACGTGCGCACCAACACGTCAAATAACGCAAACTTTGGCCAGACCGGTGCGCACAAAAAGCGGGGAAAGACCCAAGATGTGACAGACAGCGACTGGGAGAGCATTCGCACATTTCACGCAACAAAGATTGAGACCAAATCTGGGATTGATGGCGTGTTTGACAAGTTGCGCGTGCAATTAAATAAAATCAGCGACAAAAATTATGAAGAGATGAAGGGAAATATTATTGGGTTATTGGACGCACTCGTGGAGGATGATGCGAGCCCGGAGGACATGTCTAAAATCGGGAACTCCTTGTTTGACATTGCCGCGAATAACCGGTTTTATTCCAAATTGTACGCGGACTTGTACGCGGCGCTTATCCAAAAGTATGAGATTATGGGCACCGTGTTTCAAGAGAACTACCGCACGTTTTTACAGCAGTTTGAGAATGTGGAATGTGGCGACCCGGATAAAAATTATGACGAGTTCTGCCGGATTAACAAGGTGAATGAATGTCGGCGCGCATTGAGTTTGTTCTTTGTGAACTTAACGAAGAACGGGATTTTGACGAAACTGCAACTGGTGAGCACATTGCATACGCTGTTTGTGCAGATGTTTAAGCAGGTGCAGGTCGCCGGAATGCAAAACGAGGTGAACGAGCTTGCGGAGATTATTGGCATCATCTATAGTAAGCAACTACTGGCAGAATGCACGGAAGAAGAGGGGAACGTGGTGCAAACGCAGATGAGGGTGGAAGGGTTGACGATTGAAGAGGCGATTAGAACGATTGCCACGAGCAAACCGAAAGTGTACGCGAGCTTGTCAAGCAAAACCAAGTTTAAATTTATGGACATTTTGGATAATAATGCGTAGAAACATAAGTAAAAATAACAAACACAAACATAAACATAAACATAAATATAAATATAAACACAATCATAAACATAAATATAAATATAATATAAATACACGACAGTAGTTATATTAATGAGCGCGAGTAATCAGAACATGAATATTCAGTTTTTTTTTGATGAGGAGGAGGAGGAAGAAGGAGAAAAGGATGAAAATAATGAAAAGGTTTGTAATGACTTTAAGGATGGCAATGAGATAACAGTGGATAGTTTAATGATGGACTTTGACGAGTTAAACTTAATTGATGACCGAAATACCGACTTGATGAATTTCTACAACGACAACTACAATGTGAAGGAGTTGTTAAAAGTGTGCGACTATTATGGCATTATAAAAGAGACGCAAAAATGTAAGAAGTTGGGACTAATATACAATATATTGTTATTTGAGAACAATGACATGAATTATGAGGTGGTATTAAAACGCAAACAGATGTGGTATTATATGAACGAGCTAAAGCAAGATAAATTTATGAAACGGCACATTCTTTGGTAAAGAATTTCACAATGTTGGTAGCGGCATACAGTAGAATTTTGCAGAAATTGTAGCACAATCATTGCGACAATTGTCTCGGCAAAATATCTCCACAGATTATATGGTGCTATCAAAAAAAAACAACGAAATAAGTTACCCCGAGCTTAAAAAAGTGGACCCCGCAGATTTAAATATGGATGCGTCCCTTTATCAAACGAATATTAATGGTCTGGAAGTCATCATCGCTGTAGGAAACGCGAAAACCACGTTTGCAAGTAAAAATATCACTTATTTTCCCATATATTTAGTAAAAAACAACAACAAGGTTATTCAAATCGGCGTATATGAAGTGGACACTACGGATTTGGCCCATCTATTAGACGAAAGCTCCGGTCTAGATGTGGAAAAAATGGATGAGCCTCTTATTTACACGTTCGCCAGCAAAGAGATGATTAAAAACCTCCGCCTAATTCCTCCGTCAGTCGTGCAAGCAGCCAAAAAGAAGACCGCCGCCGCCAAAAAAGCGACAACAAGCGTTGATGTTGCTGCTGCTTCTGCTGCTGCCGCTTCTACAACCGGTGTAAAAGATAAAGACAAAGATAGGGAAAAGGTCTTAGCAGAGGACCTCATTATTCCCGACAATAGGAAAGGACTTTTTTTAACCACCGTTGGAATGGAAATCCCTTCTAAACTAAAGGAAGAAACTGAACGACAGGCCAAAGACTATCGCGAAAAATATCGCGAAAATGACAGCAACTATTGGCTGCAAAACTTTTTGGAGAACCCGCATTACGCTAGCATAGACAATGAAGGCAGCGGCGATTGCCTTTTTTGCACCATTCGCGACGCCTATGCGAAAATCGGTCAAGTCACCACGGTGAAAAAACTGCGCGAGCGACTTGCGCAACAGGCAACTGAACCCATATTCCGTGGATATAAAAATATGTATGATGAAATCTTCGCCTCCATCAGAAAAGACACCAATGAAATTAAGAAACTAGACGACCAAATCAAAGAAAAAGATGTGCAATACCGCGCCGCACTAGACCGCGACGTAAAACTGAAAATCGTGAAAATCACCAAAGGCATCGCGAAGCAAATTAAAGAACTGGAAAACAGTAAAAAAACATCCAAAGAACATTTAGCAGAATACGCATTTGTCAAGGACATCAATTCGTTAGACGAATTCCGTGCATTAATCTTAACCAGCGACTATTGGGCCGACGCCTGGGCTATCTCTGTTCTAGAACATATGCTCAACTTTAAATTCATCATTTTGTCCAGCGAATCGTATGATGCCAACGACAAAGAAAACGTTCTCAACTGCGGCTCAGTATCAGGACCCGTTGAAGTAGAATTTAACCCCGAGTTTTACATTATTGTGGACCATCCGAGAAATCATTACAAATTGGTCACGTATAAACGTCGCACCATATTTACCTTCAATGAACTGCCGTATGATATTAAAACGCTCATTGTTATCAAATGCATGGAGCGCAACTCGGGCGAGTTCTCTCTCATCCCCTTATTCAAGAATTTTAAAATGTATTTAGAAGGCGATAAAGCCGCGGCAGCGGCTCCCAAATTTGATGAGCTGTCGCAGTCCAAAATATTAAACTTGTATAGCGAGAATGTCGTGTTTCAGTTTTTCAACAATTCCCAAGATAAACCACTGCCTGGCAAAGGAGCGGGCGAAACCATCCCCGAAAATATGGTGTCAGAGTTCGCAGAACTGCGGTCCATAGTCAAATGGCGGCAAAAATTGGACAACGATTGGGTCCAGCGGTTTACCCTTGACAACCATGCGTGGGCCAGCGTGGAGCACTATTATCAAGCGTCTAAATTTAAAAAATCTAATCCGGAGTTTTATTTATCCTTTTCCTTAGACTCAGGCACTGACTTATCCAAAGACCCTGAGATGGCTAGGTCCGCCGGCGGGAAGACGGGGAAACACGACGGAACCCTTTTGCGACCGAAAGAAGTGAAAGTAGACCCGGATTTTTTTCAAGTGGTGGGAGGCGTTGAAGGTACTAGGCGCGCGAC